CATCACGACAACGATTTAATTATATGCAAAAAAGATTTATCAATAACAATTATGGTTCTGCTGTAGTACTTGATAAAAATGAGAAGAATGATATACTTGATACTGATATGGGTGAATTACAGTCACACCCTAAATTTAAAAAGCTAACTACTTGGTATGAACTAACTACTGGTATTAGGGTAAATTCGAAGTCTGAAGTGTCACAAATGATACAACATATTGAATCTACTACTTGTTTGCCTTATGATCCGACAAGTAAAGACCTGTCTAGTCTTGGTATGTCTAGGGTGATGGATATTGTACCTAAAAATCATGAAAAGAATATTAATAAGTATATTAGTGATGTAAAGGCTAAGTCTCCTGACATAGTACAATCGGTTAGTGCATACACTGGTTCAGGTCATGATTATAATCAAGGACTTAGGTTTAATACTAAATTAACCGCTAATGAGCTAGTTGACATTAGAAATGTTGATAGATTCCTACTGTATGCACCTAAATTTGCTGGTGTTGTATATAGGGGATTTGATACAGACCAGTTAGCTAAGGTAATATTAGACAGATTTAATGCTAAACAACCACTTATTTTACGCGGATTTACTTCTACCTCGATTAAAGAAGATAAGGCTTTTAATAGACCTTATAGGATGATAATACAAACTAAATCTGGTGTGTATATCAACAAGCTTGCTGGTTCATTTGAGGATAAGGAATTTGAAGTACTCCTGCCAAGAAATTTAGTATATAATGTTACTAAGATAAATGAAACACATTTGACTTATAAATACATATTTTATTTAGAAGAAATATAGGACAGCAAACAGGTATTATATGCAAAGACAAGGGATTTCAGATGTACGAATTTTACTAATAAATGGATATCAATTGCCTGGATTACTTACAATCTCAGAATCTGGTGTTGATGAAGATCCAATTGAAGTACCGGAAAATGGTAAAGTTCGCCTTATTGGTTCTGGTATGGAAAAGATCAAAGCTCTTGAAGTAGAATATCTTGTTAAGCGTACCTCTGCAGTACTTAAATATTTCCTTGATTGGAGAACCTCTGGTAAATTTGCGAGAGATGTAGTGATGCTCTATACTGATAAATCAGGTGATATTACTACTGCCTATCGTAGGGATTCATTTCCTGATTGCGAGATGCTAGGGTTTATTAATCCAGCATTTGACCAAAAAGACAGACAGTTTGCCAAACTCAAAACTACCCTAGCTCCTTGGGATTGGAATCCTACTCAAACAGGTTAATATGCCAGATAAACCTATAATAGTTAGGGATAATTCGGGCAAGCCAGTGGCAGAATTGCTTGGTATCACCAATACCTCAATTGAAAAACTAAAAGAGGCAGTTGAAAGAGAAATAGCCGCTAAAAACGAATCCGCTACTGTTGTAGCCGAAAACCCAGCCTAGTACCAAAGAAAACAAAAGGAAGCCCATTTTCAGGGCTTCTTTAAAGCATTGTAAACTTCATAAAGAGCTTTTAATCGTTTAGGCGTACGTTTGGTTTGTTCGTGTGCTTTAAAATTTGGGGTTGATATTTATTGAACTGTTTAATTAAGTCGTCTTCATCTAAAGCACCAAACACCTTAGAAGCTTCTGGATTTATACTACCATTACGCATAGTCTCAAATTCTGTCACTTCTTTGGTAAGGTCTTTATTTCCACCAGTAGCCTTGTAGGTTAGTGCGCCACCATTATCAATCCTATAGACCTTACCATCTTTTACTATGATATTGCTACCACCAGTACCAATTACATCCCAATTTCCAAGCCATGCATCAATGATAAATGAGGAACGAAGTTTAAGTATAGCCGAATTTCTATCATTTTCAGAAAGCTTACCAAATTCAGTGCCATCAATATACTTAGATAGTTGGTATGCCTTACCTTGGTCATCGGATTTGATTGTAGTTTCTGGTACATCAATACCAATAGTGTTGTATATGCTATTAGCTAAACTTTCACTCTGTATGTGTCCAGCACTAGCACCATATTTTTGAACATAGACTATTCCATCGACTAACACTGGTTTTGCTCCAGTAGAAGATGAACCAATAATTGGTAAAGTGGGTGTTACATTAGCAGACTTTGGAAGTGCCGTTTGATTAGAAGTCTTATCCTCAAGCTTTATACCAGTTCCATAAGTCTTAATAAGATATAAGATTTCGAGTTTGGTCATTGATGATATCTTATCACCTTGAACTTTACCAATGTCACCCAGATAGTATAATTGCTCTTGTATAAATGGATCAGCATGGAACTTCTGAATTGTTAAGAACTTATATTTGTCTAATGGGTGTGGTTCTGGTTTCTTATTTGCTACAGTTCCAGTTGATGATAATGGTGTAGATGTAGTGGGTTTGTCTAGTTTGGACTTATTTCCACTATCAATCTTATCAGTATATTTTTGATATAAAGTAACAATTAGAGTATTTGATATAGAAGAGTTTGTTGGAACTAACCACTTGAAAAATCTCCAATCTGGAAATACATTTGGATAAAATGTCCACTTATTAAGCATTCTATTAAATGCATCAAAAGCTTCAGGACTAGACCTTTTTAATAAGACGGTTTTAACTAGTGCTGATACTAATTTTGTAGTGTCGGCATTCATATAATTAATGAATTCGCGTTTTTTGGTTCGGTCTAGATAAAAACCAGAGTAACCCTTTAATATGTGGATTTTTGATGCTTTATTGGCAAATATCTGTTTAAATGTTGAAGTAATAGAAGAACTATTAAAATTAGATGTTACATCAGTTGATTTTCTTACTAATATTGATGTAGCTTGAAGATGTAAAGATTTTAATACCTCAAGTCTATGCATGTTAGTTTGTAGATAACATTTCTTCCATGTCTTGTGGTAAATTGAGTGAATTGTAGAGCTTGTCTACTGCAAAATCCAAATCTGACTTCTTTATATCAGTGGGTTTGTCTTTTGCAGGAGCCTCAGGCTCTGGTATTAAGTCGGAATCTTCATCTTTCATAATTTGGCAAGCTCAGCATCAACAACAGACTTTGATTTTGAAAAGTCCTTATTTTTGCCTTGTTTTAGTATCTTATCTGTAGCTTTATCAATTATTGACCAATTAGAAGTCTTTCTATTAACAAAACACTCAAGAATTTTTTGGTCATCATTAATAACAGTTTTAGTAAACCCATTACCAGCAGCATTAAGTTTCCAATCATCAGTTACACTAACTGCCTTCTGTACCAGTCTTTTTAGTTGACTCTTTGTAACTATAAATCTTTTTTCCATATTTTATTATCGTTATCCTAGTGGGATAACTACTCCTACTCCAACAGCTAAACTTTCAAGAAGTGGTGGCGGATAGAACCTAGTAGCTATATCACCCTCACCAACATTAATTGCTGCTTGGTCATTGTTAAACTCATCAGCTTGAACAATAAACACATCAGCAAATGTAGAATCTGTACCATCTTCTTTCTTGAATGAACCAAATGCACCTTCCGGATCAATACCAAATGGGAATGAACCTTGCCAGCACTTATATCCAAAGTCATTGATTTTTTGCCCGTATTCCTTCAATTTAGATAGTTTGTTAGGTCTATTTTCTGCTTGAGATAATGACTCAACAGTTGATATCTTGAAGAAGTTTTGCATAATAAGGTAATGACCAAATAATGCACCAACATTTGTAGACAAAGTACGGAATGAACGAAGTAATACACCCTTACCAGGTCTTGCTTGAATTAGATTAATACCGGCAGCTAATAGATCAGTTCTATCATCTTCAGACCATGAATCTTCAGGTAAATTAGGAGTATCCACATAGCCAGACATTGGAGAATCTTCACCAGCAGGAACGCGATGGAATCCAAGTCTATAGAAGGTTTTAATCCAATTACCCATTACCCCACCAATGTTAGGAATACGAATAACAGGATTTGCCCCATCACCAATTGGATCAGAAACATTGCGCCACCCATATGATAAAACGGCTTGAACTTGGTCACTTCTCTGGAATCCATTGCCAACAGTAATAAGTTCATCTTTAGTTAAGTCCTTTGTTATGTTACTAATCCAAACTGGTGTATCTAATCTTTCAGTACAGTAAGCTTCACCAGCAACATTAACACCAGATACAGTAGAATCAGCATTACCAAGTAGTCTAATTGGGAAAGAATCAAATGAAGCAAGTAGGTCATTCCAGTCAGCACTAGAACTTGGTGCAGTACCATCACTACCACCAGTAAGCATTCTTTTTGTGATATCAGCAGGATACTTATCAAATAGAACAGCAGAAGATGAATTGCTATCTGTTATGTTGATAAGTGGGTGGTCTTTGAATTGATTACCAATATAGAATTCAATGTTTTGTGGTTCAAGTGATAACCATCTAGTAGACTGTGGTAATTTTACTTCATTGAGCAAACCACGTCTATTTTTCTTGAAGACAGAAATCTTAAATCCAATAGCAGCTACATCATCTGCTGCAGTAAAAGCATTAGTAGTTGCAGCACAACCAACAGCCTTTAGGGTTTCATCAATAGTCAATACTTTTACATATTCTGGAACAGAACCAATTCTAAGTACATCACCAATACGAATATCCGAAATGGAAGTAAGCAATAAACTAGTAGCACCAGCAAGAGAGTTAGCAGCCATAGTAGTCTTGAATCTATCACCATTAATCCAGCTAAAAGCTAGCTTGTTACCATAGATGGATTTGTCATTCTTTAATTGGAAAGCGGATAACACTTGAGCGGATTCAATAGCAGATGCAGTATTTTTACCAAGGACTAATGACTTTGCTTGAACAGCATCAGAGGCAACATAACCCTTAATACCAATTTTACATTGCACACCCTTAAGATTTGCATAGGTATGGTCAAGAACATAACGACCATAAAACCCTAATCTATTGTCTCCAGCTTTATAATCAGCTTCAGATTTGTTATTGAGTACAATTACTTCATCAAATCCTCTATCAAAACGACCAATAAGACCAACAAATCCAAAATCTGCAGGTAAGATTTCAACACCAGTTCTAGGAGGTAGGTTATACCCAAATACACCACGTCTACGCATTAGATTAATACCTCAGTTTTGATTTCTTTTGTGAATAGTGATTTGATAGCAAGTAGGTTTTTGACTCGTTTATGCTCAAGTAAAGATTTATTAACCTCTACATTTTTGAATGGCTCAATTAGTAACAACTCTTGGTCTTTTAGGTTAAGCTCGATTTCAATAGTACCATTGGTATTGTTAATTAATAAAACTTTTTCTTCTGTCATATCACTATCCCCGTCACTGTTTGATTGATTGTTTGGAAGTCCATTGTTTGTAGATTTCTTTCCCATGATTCCTCGGTAATATCTATTGTACAGCTAACAACTATTTTATTGATAATATCAGTAGCATCACCATAATCCGGATTCTCAATAATAGTACAATTTAATTCATGTCGTCTACCGTTTAAATAAATTATAGTCTTCTTATTAAATGCCTTAGTAAGTATAAGCCTTAGCATCTCCAATACTTCATCATGTCGAGCCATACCCTCTATCAGAAATGTATGTTTCCAGGCACTACCTACCGTACCCATTCTAACTTGACCAGATAATTCAATGGAATCTATGATAGGTGAATATTCCTCTTGCTCTTCAAGTATTTCCTGATCAAACCCACTAATCGATATACCCGCTATGTATGAATCAACTTCATTTGCCGTAAATTCAACAGGGAAGTATAAATAGAATGGTATATCTTTAAATTCATCACTAAGTACACTTAATCCATACTCATTACCAAAACTAATTGACCTAGTACTTACATCGCTAATAATCTGGTGTATATCCCCATTCTCAAGCATTATGCATTGGTATTTGTCCAGGTATGTAGTATCCGATACTTGTGCTGTATTACTTCCTCTATCTCCACTAAGAGTACCTATCTGTACTGATTTCCTATCTATATACTTAAGGATATGGGATTTTATACCCTCGTACGCGTCTATAGGTAATTCGTCGATAAATAGGATTATATCTGATATAAAGAACTGTATGGGTACTAATGCTTCTATTTCTATCCTACTAATATATCGATGAGGATTACGAAATGTATACTGTTCGAATGACTGATTGACTTCCATTAGGAATTCAGTGAATGTGAACTGGTCTTGATAGAATCTTATTTTTAATCCATAATCAGTTAGAGCTTTTGGGATAATTGTTTGATTACATTTAATTGATAGTGCTATGTTATCAAGATTTTTGGTTTCTATCCTTGGAGAATAATCAATGTAGGCTATTGATGGACTTGTGAATTTGAATAGTAATTGACTTTTATACCCTGAACTTGCCAGATGTTCCCAAGTGGTTATTTGGGTAGTATTAGTGGTATCTTGATGAATCCAGCCCAGATTTTGAGTACAATCATCAATGGCTATTTTCATTGTATTTTTAA